CATAGTTTCTACTGATAGTGATAAATGTTTAATTTTTTTAAAATCTGCGTCATTAATAATATACTCGTACCCGTCTAACATCTTTATAAAGAAAAATATGTTGATTTTATATAAAAATCTTTTAATCAATTTTAAAAAAATTAAAATAATTTTATTAAAAATATCGCGAATAAAATTATTTTAAAAAAATTAATTAAAAAGCTTAAAAGGTCTTGGTTTTTTTAATTTATTTAATAAATTATAACTATTTTGTTTTTTTGTAGGTTTTTTAACATTTTGTTTCTTAATATTTTGTTTCTTTACTGTTTGTTTCTTTTTTACAGATTTATCTTTTTTAACAGGTTTATTATTACCATCTTTGCTTTCTGATGAATAAGGAATATACCTTAAAAAATGTTCTTTGAATTCTTTACTTTCACGTGAAATTCCTTTTTCTTTAAATGTTCTAAAAATCATAGCTTTTTCTGCTCTAATATCTTCTAAAGTTTGTTGTTTGCCATAGCAATTAATGCTAAATCTACGTAATAAACCTTTTTGCTGAAGACGATTTTTCAATTGAACTTTGAATAAATATTCAGACATACATAATAAGCGATTAGCATCTAAATATTTTCTATTAGCATAAACAAATATTAGGTAAAAATAAAGCATAGTATCAATTGATGCGACTTTTATTTTTTGATTATTTATATAAATTACATTATAGCTATGACAAGCATTAGCTTTATAAATAGTAGCAATAAGATCATTATTAACAATAACTAAAAAATGTTCATCTACATATTCTCCAATTTCCGGTTTTTTTATAATATTTACATTATTATATCCTTCATAGTTTAATTGTTCTTTTAAAATAGTAGCACTTTCATCAGGATTTTCAGATAAAATATCAAAATCAGGAACGCTATCTATAACCCGTTGTTCTTTCTTAGGCATATATCTCCCATATAAACTAGCGGCATAACCACCAAAAAATACTAACCCTTGATTAATAAATGAATCACGAGTAATATTATATATATGATTACGTTCTTCGATAGAACCTTCATAATGACGTTGAAAATCCTGCTTAGCACAACTTATACCTTTTAATGGAAAATTTTTATTTAATAAAATTAGTCGCTTCAATACTTTTTCCCAACGTGTAACATCACCCATAGGTCTAGATAATTCCTGATACATAGCCATACGTAAAAAATCAGGGGGGCAATAGCTAATAGCATTAACTTTTATGGCACTTTTCAATAAATTATTAAACAATACTTTATCTAAATAAGTAATATCAGCTATTGGGGTAAAATTAACAAATACTTTATATGTTCCAGCATGAACACCTGATTTAGCTTCAACTTCTGTAAATCCATTTTTATAATAAATATCTGCTAATTTTTTGGCATATTCTTGAGCATCTGGTGTAAAAAAATCATAATCAGGAATTTCTATATTACGATTATAGAAACGATATTGTTCGGGTAAAATATTATTAATAGCGGTTCCTCCATAACATACAGTTTTATGAGTTCTTAAAAATGTTTCTAAAATAGAAATAATATTTTTTATATCTTCAGATTGTGCTGTTTTTTTTCCTACTACAGCAGTAGCATTATCAACCGCATCTCTTAATATTTTTAATTCTTTTTCTTCAAAATTCATATGTTCCATTATATATTAATAAATATTTAATTTTTTATTGTAATTAACAATTGAAAATTTATTATTTGAATATTGATATTTTCACTATCTAAACTAATTTTTTCTTTATCATTTAAAGAGTGCCATGTAGCTAATAATGAATATAAAGTATGTATTATAATAGTTTTAAATTGTTCTTTTGTATTAGATTTATTTGAAAGAGAACCACCTTTTATAGATGGTGGTACTTCATTATATAATAATTCAGAAAACCCAGTACTATATTTTTTATCATTTTCCATATATTTTATATTTTTACTATAAAAACTTTTTAAACTACCACCAACAGTATCATCAGACCATTTACCGGTCCATTTTTTTTTTTTCATATCAGGTTCACCAATAGCTAATTCTAATTCATCATTAAATTCTGATATAGTCCATGGAAGTATTCCAATTGAAATACCTTTGCCTTTATTATAATATAATAATATACGTATGGCGGTTTCATTTATATTATATGGTTCACTTTTTTTAAATAGGTTCAATATTTTTTTTAAATTTTTTTTATAAAAATAATAAATATTTATTATTAATTTTGTAATTAAATTTTCTTCTGTTTCTATAAATAAATTATTTTGATTTAAATATATAATATCTTCTGGAATATTAAATTTACTATATATTCTTTTAAATAATAATGCTCTTTTATACGTTTTGGCTAATAAATCTCTCTTAAATCCCGTAGCTTTTTTTTGTGTTTTTTTAAATTTTTTTGTAGGAATTTTTCTTTTAATTTTTTTTCTTATTATATCCATATATATAATTGTATATAATAAATATTAATAAATATAAAAAAAAATATATTAAATCTTAATTACATAATCATTAGGTTTCATACTAACACCATTTTCATATTCAGGCGATTCATTTTTTTCATATCTAACATTAGAATTTTTAATTATAAAGTTATAAGATCCTTTTTTTTTAAATTGTTCAAAATAAGAAATCAATTGGCTGTCTAAACTTTGGAATTTCATAGCAATTACTTGACATCCATTAGCTATAGGATTAGCAATATCAAAATTCTTTTTATCATTATTAATATCTGGTAAAACTATAATATATTTATTTTTTGATTCATTTCTAAGTAAATTGCTTGTACCCATAGCTTCTATTGTATTATAACGCAATAAAGGACAATAATTTGTACCGGATTCCATATTAGTTAATTCATATAATTTTGTATCTTGTAATCCAATACCAGGATAACAATTCACAATTAATATTACTCTTCTTGAAAAATATTTGATTTTTCTTAGTAATATATTATCAGGATCATAATTATCTCTGTTACATGTATAAGGCCATAAAACATCAGCTAAATATTCTTTTAAATATTCTGCTGTTTTATCATAAATTATTTTATTTGTGCTCATAAATCTAAAGTGTAATATCAAAGGATCATCAGCAGCATCAGTAGATTCATTGAAAAAAGTATTATTTGCAATATATTCTAATATTTTACCCATTTCTAAATAATTATATGTTTCTTTAATTGAATTATTATTAGCAGTTGAAGCAGCAATAATAGGTTCATTATTCAAAGAATATATTTCAAAATCTAAAAATCTTGCTCCAGCAAAAATACATTTTTCTAAAGCACACCTATTTACAAAATTATTTTTATAACCATCACCACAACAACAATTATAAGCAGCTTTAACATAATAATTTAGAAATAATGATTTATTATCATCATCATATTTTTCATCATTGACAGTAATTATTTTACTATTTAAAGTATTATAACTCGTGCTTTCATCAATTATAATATCATTATTTTTTATAAATGATATTCCTTTATATTTAAATGTAAGTTCATTATATATAGAATCCATTTTTTTACAAGCATTTTCTTTTAAACTTAATGTATTAAATACCCATGTAAAAAGAGAAAATAATATAATAAAAATAACAACAAATGTAATTATAGTTAAATTAGCACCTTTAGTAGCATTATTAAAAAATTCAGTAAATTTTTCTTTTTGATTATCCATTTTTATATCCATTTTTATATCTATTATTATAATAATAATATATTATTACTTAATAAATATTTATTAAATAATAATATTTATTTTAATAATTAATAGTGAATAAAATAATAATATAAAATTATTCTTTTATAATAAAATAGTATATATAATGGCCGGAGGTCTATTGAATTTAATAGCAATAGGTAATCAAAATATAATATTAAATGGAAATCCTACTAAAAGTTTCTTTAAAAATAAATATGCTAAATATACTAATTTTGGATTACAAAAATATAGAGTAGATACTCGTGGGAATAATAAAATAGAGATTTCTAAAGAAACACCAGAAGTTACTTTTAAAATTCCTCGTTATGGTGATTTATTAATGGATACATATTTAGTAATTGATTTACCAGATATATATAGTCCAATATTAAGTATTGGTGGTGAGCACAGACCTTATGAATTTAAATGGATAAAAAACATAGGAACACAATTAATTAAAGAAGTGCGTTTCTTTATAGGTTCGGCTTTGGTTCAAAAATTCTCAGGTAGTTATTTACAAAATATGGTAGAACGTGATTTTGATGCAAACAAAAAAGAATTATTTAATATTATGACTGGTAATATACCTGAATTAAATGATCCTGCTAATTTTGCTGATAACAATAATAATTATCCTAATGTTTATTATCAAACAAATAGCGACATAAGTGGAATTGAGCCATCTATTAGAGGTCAGCAATTATATATTCCAATTAATATATGGTTCACATTAATGTCTACTATGGCTCTTCCCTTAATATGTTTACAATATGCTGAATTAGAAATTCGTTTTGATTTACGTCCTTTAAGTGAGTTATTTACAATAAGAGATGTATTAAATAAAGTGAATTATGACAATAATGTTAGAATTAAACCTGATCAAACTGAAAATGCTTATTTAATGTATAAATTTACTAATCCACCTGATATATCATTTATAACACGAGAGACTACATATGATGATACACGTGTTGAATTTAATCCAGATATACATTTAATAACTACTCAATGTTTTTTAGATAATGAAGAACGAACATTATTTGCTAATAATACTCAAGAATATTTAATTAAAGAAGTATATGAATATGATTATGAAAAAGTAAATAAATCATCTAAAGTTAAACTTGAAAGTTCAAATGGTTTAGTAAGTAGTTGGATGTGGCATTTTCAACGAAATGATGTTAAAGAAAGAAATGAATGGTCTAATTATACCAATTGGCCTTATGAGAATATTATACCATATAAATTAACAAAATTAGAAAATGATAATAATGAAATATATTATAGCAAACCAGATTTATATCAAATACAAGATTTATCAAAAAACATATACATTACTGGCAATTTACCAAGTGATTTTGAACAAAAAAATTTCAAAAGCATTTTAAATAGATTCGCTTTAATTTGTGATGGTAAATCTAGAGAAGATGATCTTCCTGAAGGTGTATATAGCAAAATAGAAAAATATACACGAACATCTGGTAATTCTAAAGAAGGATTATATCATTATAATTTTGGATTAAATAGTGATCCATATAAATATCAACCTAGTGGTGCTTTTAATACTAATAAATTTAAAAATGTAGAGTTTGAATTTGATTTAACTTCCAATCCTCCATTAGATCCAGTAAATGTAAATTTTACAACTATTTGTGATCCAGAAACAGGTGAAGTAATTGCTACTTCTAAAGAACCGACGTCAATATACCAGTATAATTATGATTTACATATATATGAAGAACGTTACAATATATTAAGTTTCCAATCTGGTTTAGCTGATTTAATGTATTCTAGATAATTTTTTATAATTACATAATTTTTTAAATATATTTATTTTTTTATAAATATATTTTATAAAATGGTTCATTTAAGCAATCCTACAACAATAGCGATTATGGTATTTTATTCTTTATTAACATTTTTCATTGGTCCTATGGTAACAAGATTATTTTTATCAGAACATCCTGATCAATGTGTAGCCGGATTTTTATTAGGTTTTACAGTTAGTGTATTATTATGGATGAAATATGGACGAAAATACGCTAAGTAAATATTAAAATATTAAAAAAAATATTACAATTACAATTACATTTACAATTACAATTACAATTACAATTACAATTATAATTTATCAAACAAATAAATTATAATTTTATAAAAATAAAATTAAATAAAATAGAAAACCACTATATTTTTGTTTTAGCTACTTTTCGTGTTCCGTAACCATTTTTTATACGCGATTTTTTTGCTAATTTAAGTGCTTTGGAATTATTCATACACCCTTCTTCTAAAATATTATAATCTACTGCTGCTGCTTTACCACCACTAATAGAACTAGCTAACCTAGCAATACCCCAACTATGAGCTGTTTGATTTGGTCTAGAACCTGATGAATAATATGCTCCTTGACCTTTCTTTACAATTTTATTAAGAGCTTTAATAGAGCATCCAGTTTTTTTAGCTAATTCTTTATTAACAGCAATATTTTTAACTTTATATATTTTCTCAGCATTAACTAAATGCTGTGATTTTTTATTTTTATATGATGCTAAAGGTTTTCTATGTATATAAATCCCTTTTTTATAAGCATTACGAGATTTTCTCAATTGTTTTGCTTGCTTAATCTTGTCTTTTTTTGTAAGACGTTTTGGTAAATATTTAATAGGAACATTCATTATATATTATTAAATATAAATAATTATAATAATATATAAAATAATCTTCTCTTATAATTTAATCACAATTTAATCACAATTTAATCACAATTTAATCACAATTTAATCACAATTTAATCACAATTTAATGACAATTTAATGATTTTTCAATTACTTCCAAAGCAACATTTATTTGATTTTTATTAATTATTAATGGAGGTGTCAATCTTAATATTTTATTTTTTGTAATATTAGTTAATAATCCATTATTTTTCAAATTTTCTAATCCTTTTGATGCATTTTCATTATTATTAAATTCTATAGCATTTAATAAACCTTTGCCTCTAATATCTGTAACATTTTTTAATTTTAATTTATTTAATTCATCCCTAAAATATTTGCCCATTTTATAAGAATTATTTATCAAATCTTCTTCAAAAATTATATTAACTGCTTCCATGCTTATGGCACACGCCAAAGGATTACCACCATAAGTTGAACCATGAGTACCGGGAGTTAATACATCCATTATTTCACTTTTAGTTAAAACACCAGAAATAGGATAAACTCCACCAGATAATGATTTTCCTAATATTAACATATCAGGTCTAATATTATTATAATCACAAGCTAATAATTTCCCAGTTCTACCTAATCCTGTTTGTACTTCATCAAATATCATCAATACATTGTATTTTTTACATAATTTATATACATTTTTAATATAATCTTTATTTGGGATAATTATTCCACCTTCACCTTGTATAGGTTCTAACATAAATGATACAATATTAGGATTATTAATAAATTTTTTTTCTAAAATTTCTAAATTATTGTATTCTATTAATTCAAATCCGTTTGTATAAGGACCAAAGTTAGTATAGCAAGTATTATCACTAGATGATGATAAAGCTGCAATAGTTCGTCCCCAAAAATTATTATTACAAAATAAATTTACAGCTTTATTAGGTGTAATATTTTTCTTTTCATAACCCCATTTTCTGGCTATTTTAATTGCAGTTTCTCCAGCTTCAACACCAGTATTCATAGGTATAAATTTTTCATAATTAAAAGTATTACATAAATATTCACATAATTCACCAAGTTTATTATTATAAAATGCTCTTGAAGTCAAAGTCAAAGTTTGAGATTGTTTTTTTAATACATCAATAATTTTAGGATGACAATGACCTTGATTAACAGCACTATATCCAGATAAGAAATCCATATATTTTTTATTATTTATATCTGTTAAATAAATTCCTTTACCTTGTTTTATAATAACATTTAAAGGTTTATAATTATTTGCTCCATATAATAGTTCTTTTTTTATGAATTTATTTAACATATGAAAATTTTAATAATTATATTATTATATTAAATCCTTTTAAAATAGATTTTAAAATAGATTTTAAAATAGATTTTAAAATATATTTCATAATATTTTAAATATTTTGTATAATTTAATATTTTTTATTTTTTATTTTTTAATATTTTTAAATATTAATGAAAGAAAAAATATTAAAATTTGAGAGAAGTAAAATAAAAGGAAAAAAATATACTGCTTTTATAAAAAATAAAAAAACAAAAACAATAAGAAAAATACATTTTGGTGCTTCTGATTATCCACAATATAAAGATCGCACACCATTAAAATTATATGCATATAAAAATCATTATACACGTCGTCGTATGCAAAATTATTTTTCACGTCATTCAGGAACAAAAAAACGTAGTGAAGCAATAAAATTAGAAAAAGCTAAATCAAAAGGTTATTATAATGCGAAAATATTAAGTCATATTTATTTATGGTAAAATTAAAAACTTGGTGATTGTATAACTATAATTAGGTTTAAATCTTTCTAAGATATCCAAATATGGACTATGGTTTCCATTTTTACAATATAACATAAACAAATTATAAATTTGCTTAGTTTCAAACATTTCATTATACCAAATGTGATGTAAAATATTAATTTTAGTCGCATCACAGCCAGATGTCATAATTTTGTATTTTTTTAATTTAATATATTTTCTGATATCTTTAATATGAGTATTTTTATTAGGTTTTTCCAAAATATTTAAATCAGTTTTTTCCAAAATATTTAAATCAGTTTTTTTCAAAATATTATTTTGTAATTTATATGTTTTAACAAATTCTTTTAAATTCTTCTGAATCATATTATCAATAATGGTATTGACTACATTTTGCATAAAGTAGGCCATTTTGATATATATTCGCTTTGTTTGGTTTGCTTATTGCGTGTTGAATGCATAATATTATTTAGAAAATCGTTTAATCAATTTTAGCGAGAAGTCACGTTTTAGGAAGAAAATTTAAATATTATTTGTTTTAAAAAATATTTCATATATATAAAATGTTTTTGAGTATTTTAACAGAGTTTATTGGTACATTTGTTTTTTTAACAGTTATATTAAAAACTAATGATGCGTTAGCTATAGGTTTAACTTTAGCAGGAGTTATTTATTTTGGTGGAAAAGTATCAGGAGGAAACTATAATCCTGCAGTAAGTTATATGATGTATTTAAATAAAAAATTAGATCTCTCCAAATTTTTATTATATATTTTAGCACAAATTGTCGGTGCATCTTCGGCATTATTATTCCACAATTTTACAAAGTAATTTAATATTTAATAACTCATATTTATTTATGGTGAATTGAAATATATTCCGGGTGCTTGTCGTGTTTTAGTTTTATAAAATCCAGAATTATTTAAGCATCCTTTAACATATGGATGTGTTTTATTAGTACTACATTTTTTAATCAAAGGTCCCTTATTATTTTTTAAAGAAGGAATATGTAATATAAAATAAGTTCTATTATTAAAAATATACCATATACCAGTATATTCAACATATGGGTATTTATTATATTTACCCTTACAATCACGACGATTTCTATGATATAAATGAATTTCACATTTACCTAACTCTTTAAATTGTTCAATATTTTTTTCTCTTTTTCTAGTATCTAAACAATAATGTATTTCATTATTATCTGAATCAACTATGTCATAACCTTTTGCTTCATTAATTAAAATTACTGCACCAATCATAATTTAAAATAAATATTTTATATTTGAAATTTGATTTAATCAATTTTACAAAAAATATTTATTTTTTACAATATTTATATGGTGCACATGAAGAACGCATAGTAAATCCGCGTATTTTTTTAGAGCACCTTTTTCTAGTAAACCGTCTTGGAAGCTGAAATATTTTTCCATCTTTTCTTTTACATTTTTTTGCTTTTTTTCCAGTTTTACAGCAATCTCTCATAATTTATATTTTAAAAATAAAAAAATATAAATTAAATCAAATAATAAATAATAAATAACAAATATTAAATAACAAATATTAAATCAAAATATTTAATATGAAAATATCATTTGTTTTCTTTCTTTAAAAGTTTTTGCTTTAGTTCGTTTACCTAAAAATTTAAAATATTTTTTTGTTAAATTATAACGTTCATTCACATTTTTAGCTTTTTTATAATGAGTTTTTTTATGTTTTAACATAGCTTCCATGCGTACTTTCATAATCATACCAACTTGCCATATACGTTTATGTGGATATTTCTTAGTTTTATATAAGTTCTCTAGTTTCCCGATAGTTTTTTTTATATCATTAACATTTGAATATTTAATATTAATAGTATCACTAGGATCTTTATCTATATAAACATCAAATGAACGTTTTGGATCATCAGGATTATAAAGAAATTGTGGTTTTTTATGGGGGGACTTGACCGCTCCTCCACATATTTTCTTAGTTTTTCCAAGATTATATTTTCTATCAATATAAATCATATCTTTCGTAAAATTTTTACAACCTTTTTTGTCTTTATTTTTGCGATACAAACGAAGTACATTGAAGCGAGCTTTTTTCATTTTAGCAGCATCTCTCTTATTTTTGTGTGTTTTGTTTTTTTCTTGATTAATACCTTCTTCAATTGCTAAAATACGTTTATATTGTGGGTCATATAATTTATATATGTGTTTTTTGTTTTCCTTTGATAATATTCTTAATTGTGGTAATAATTTTCCTCCAAATATTTTTTTAGATTTAGATTTCAATATGGCATTTTTTATTTTAGGTCTTAATTTAATAGATGTCGCATTATTTATTACATTTGGTGCTTTTTTTGCTTTAAATGCTTCATAATAACGTTCTTGACATAAACACCATTTATCGCCTGGTTTAACAATATTATATAAATTATTGCCTTGTTTTTTTGTATAATCTAAAAATTTTTTATTCATTTTAGCACATACAAGATGATTTCCATAATCATTATATGAAGAATGACAATAACCATCACGATTGAATCCCGTTAAAGGATTTTTTGAACAAATTTTTAATGGTTTATTATATATATTTTTATCATAATTATTTTTATTAATCATTATATATTATTAATAAAAAAATTAAACAATTAAACAATTAAACATCCATATTTTTTATACTTTTTCTACTTTTTTTAGTTTTTTTGCATATTTAAAAGTTTCTTATCATTTTTCAATATACATTCTAACTTTTCTAATACTTCATTAGATGAAATTAACGCACCTTCGCACCAAGCTTGATAATTAGAATAATTCTCTCCACAAATATAAAAATTAGGCATTAAATTAAGTATTTTTTGAGAGATATAATAAGAATCTATATTTTTTTTCCAACATGCTACTCCCATGGGCCAATAATGTATTTTCATATATTTACTTTTCGGAACATCAATATTAAAAATAGTGCTTAATTTTTTACGTAATATTTCTCTCATTTTATTTTCATTTTTTTTATATAATTTATACCAATAGTTCTCTCTGGTAGATATATTTTCATTATAAGAAGACATAATTAAACCATTATCAGGATTAATAGGTATTACAAATTGTAATTTTTCATTTGTAGTAGTTTTTCCAATATTTTTAAACCATACTTCGTTATCATTTTTTTCATTATTTTCAATAGTTTTATCATAGATTTCAAAAATACGAACTTTACTAATTTCATTAATACTATTTAATTCATTTAAATATGGCTTCATAATATTTAATTTAATTAAATCACATCTGGGTAAAGCACATATAATATGTTTACTATATATTATATTATTATTATTATTATTATTATTATTATTATTATTATTATTATTATTATTATTATCTCCATTAACAAAATAATTTATTTCATAAAGAGAATTTTCAATATTATAATTAATATTTTTAACAAAACTATTATTTTTTAATATACAATTTTTATTTTGAGAGATTCTCTCAATCATTTTATTTATAATACTAGAATATCCATTTTTCATAATAAAAAATTTACTATATTGATTATAATCAGTTTTAAAAACATTTATAGCATCATGAGCATTTAAATTGTAAAGTTTATTTTTATATTCAAAACTATTTTCCAAGGTTTTATAATCTTTTTTATAAAAAATTTTTGAGAGAAACTCATATAAATATAATTTTTTTAATATAAATTTTGGTATTTTTTCAAAAACTTTACTATGAAAAAATTTATATAATAAATCACTATATTTCTTTTTAAACTCTGATTTATCAGTAACTAATCCTGTTTTATTATCTAATTCCAAATAATTTTTAGTATTTCCTATAGGAAAAATATATTTTGACAATTTTAATTCATTAATAAGTTTTACCATATTTTTATGATGAAAACCAATACGCCCAGCACCTAAATCCATTACATAATCTTTATTATCGATTTTTTCATAATGACTATAAACTCGTCCGCCAAATCTCTCATTTTTTTCCAATAATAATACTTTTAATTTTGGATATTTTTTTTTTAGATTATACATAGTATATATACCAGCAATACCTCCACCAATAATAACTATATCATAATTTTTCATTTATTATAATAATTAATATAATAAAAGAAAAAAATAAGAAAAAATATGAAAATATGAAAATATGAAAATATGAAAATATGAAAATATGAAAACTATATATTATTCATCATTTGTTATGTAATTTATAATCTTTCATACCATCTTCATATAAATTTACATTAACAAATCCTTTTTTCATTAAATTTTCACAAGCTATTTTAGAAGCACTACATTTATTATGAGCACAATAACATATAATAGGTATTTCATATAATTCTAGTTGTTTTTTATTTAATAAATTATTTATAAATGGATAATGTAAATTAATTATTTCCACAAACCATTTTTCAAGTTCATTAACAGACATTTTTTTAATTTTATTATATGGTAAATTAAAAGTGTTTTCTATATGTTCTTTGGCATATACTTCACAAGGCAATACATTTAAAACAATATATTTTTTAGATTTTAAATTATTCATGAAAGTTTTATAATCAAAATTATTATGAACTAATTTTGTATGAACTTTATCAATCCATTTATCATTATCTTTATTTGAAATTACAAAATGAATATGTTTAAAGAAAGTAGTATTATTTTTACCATTTTTAACAATTGTTTTATAATTTTGTGGTATATTAAATTTAATAGTAGCAAATCCATATTTATCAATAGTTGCTACACCACTATTACTAAAATTGCCATATGCTGTTTTAGCATCATTTATTATTATATTGGAGTTATTAGGTGCTTTGGCAGCCCAATAAAGTAGTTTTTTATTTTTATCAATAGTACCAACATATAATTTCATAACTTTATTATAATCTTTTGGATATGAATTAGAAAAATTATTATAATTATTTATAAAATTCTCTACATAATTAATTTTGTTTAACCATTTTGGTTTATATTTTTTACTGGATTTCAAAGTTTTATTAAAATTGAATTTTAAACAACTAGCACATAATCTTCGAGTTTTATTATACATATATATATAATTAGAAATAATTATAATATAATTAGAAATTATTATAGTATAATTAGAAATTATTAAAATATGATTTAAGGGATAAATTTAACTATTTTTTTGGCAAATTCATGATCACTAGGATAATGTAATCCACCATAAATTCGTGCCATTCCACATTTTTCAGCTAAATTATAGAATTTTTCTTTTTTTTCAGGATATTTTTCGGACAATTTTTTTGCTATATATTGTGCTTGAGCACTATGACCCGAAGGAAATGAAGGCGTAGAAGCTGTTTTTGATTCAAATGAATTCAAACTTTTATCAATTTGACTTGGCCTAGCTCTATTAAATAAATTTTTAAAAAAAATAATAATATAATTTATATTATAGCTTATAGAATCCAGTTCATCTAATTTTAATGGTAGATCACTAAATTCTTGTATAAAAGCATAACTAACAGATTTGTCTGTTAATTTTACAAAATCATTTATAGTATTATTTTTCAATCTCTCATTATTATATTTTCTAACTATTTCTATTTCTTTAATGTTATTTGGATATAAATATATTGTGGGATATAATTTATAATGTCTTTTTGAAGTATAACCACTAATTAAATATGTTAATAATATAAAAAAAATTATAAAAAATATTATAACATATAATGTATTTTTTTGTGCAAATAAATCACTAAGTTTATTTATTTTTTTCATAGTTAATTATATTAATTATATAAATTATATTAATTATATAAATTATATAAATTATATAAATTATATTAATTATATAAATAAATTATTGAATATTTTTATCAAATAATCAAAATGAATAAAATCATAATTTTCATTATTATATATTATATCGTCTCTAAATTCAATATTATTATCATCATTAATAAGATTATTACCTAAATTATTACCTTGATTAATACCAATAATATTAGTAATATTATATATCATATTTTGAATACTACTATAATTTGCGTCAATAATTTCATTAATATAAATTAATTGATCTCTATATTCCATTATATTATTTTTATTTAATAAATTTTATAATATAATCTAGAAAATCAATTTTACAATAATTTATTAACTAACTAGATTTTCTACATTATTTTCCACATTATTTTCCACATTATTTTCAAGATTATTTACAAAATTATTTTCAATAATTTTTTTATTTTCTATCATATTAATAATATTATTCATTCTTTCATTTAATAATCCATTATTATTTACATCTTGTTGTAATTTATTAATTATTACATCTTTTTCTTGTATTGCTCTAACTAATTCTTGTATTTGCTCTTGTTGTTTTTGTAATAATTGTACAATTTGCTGATTATTAAGTTCTATTTGTTGTCCATTTTGATTTAAAATAATTTTACCACCACCATTTGCTTGTTGTTGTAAAGCCATTTTTCTACGTTCTTCTTCAATTTCTTTAATTTGTTTTAATACATCTGGTTTATTAGAAGGGTCACCTGGTTGATAATCTTTAAGCAATTTATCTATAATTTCCATATAAAATTCTTTCATTTCTGGTTCTTTAATAAATTCATCAACAGTTCGCGGAGATGTTTTTTGAAATTGGTTTTCACCATTTTCTAATAATTTTTTCTTATCAAAAGTATTATGAATATGTGAAAATACTAAAATGGTTTTTTTAGGTTCTAATTGAACAAAAGGAACACTATAGTTTTTTAAGAATGCTTTTTCTTCGGCTAAAGCAGCATGTTCTTCATATTTATGATCTTTTAATAATTCACGTTTAAAAGCAAATGTTCCAGCAGTAGCATGATTAGGACCATATGGACCAAATTGAAACATTTTTTGAATATGTTTAAACCAAATATAAATTTCACTTGCTCCAGCACATAAAGCATTTGGATGTGTTTGTAACATATTAACAGCATGTGATACTCGTTGAGGAGGATAATAATCATCATCATCCATATAAACTAAAATATCTCCTATCGATTTTTCATGCATTAAATTGCGTTTTTTCCCAAGTGGCATTTTTTCAGTATATTTGAAATATTTTACTTGTGGAATATCTTTTACTAGATCTTCAATTAAATCGCTACCATCATCAATAATAATCCATTCCATTTTATCTTTAGGGTAATCTTGATGTTCAAAGCACTTAATAGCATATGGCCAAAAAGGCCGTCTATTAAATGTTGGAGTACAAATACTTACAAAAGGTAAGTCCGTTTTAGTTTTTGTTTTACTTTTTTTACCCATATTATATAATATAAAAATTATTATTTATATATTTTTAACTATAAATAATAATTTTTCAATAATCAAAAATTCAAAAATTCAAAAAATCAAAAATTCAAAAAATCAAAAATTTAAAAATTTAAAAATTCAAAAATATTTAACTATATTTTTTAAAACCTTTTACCGTTTTTATTAATATAATTATTGCTAAAATACCAGACATAACACCTATTGTAGCTGGTTCAAATTCTGCTACAACCGAGGAACCAACAATACCAATACAAAATAAAATAGTTAATAAATTACCATGTTCTTTCAATATATCAAAAAATTCTAGTTGATTACTTAATGGAATATAAAATATATTGAATAATAAAGATAAATTCATATATATACAAGCAAATAATGCTCCAACACTACCGACACCTAAACTAATAAATACAGAAAATATTATAAATATTATCATAAACATATTTTTAAATATATTAACAAAAAATGTCAAAAGTGTATAAAACACAGCTTTAACAAAATGATATTTTTCTTTATAATCATTATACATATTAGGAACTCTTAATGTATAAAGCATTTTAATAAATTTAGTTAAAGTGTATATACTATAATATAAATTTTTTTTTTCTTGATCACCATCACCAATTATTAAATGTTTACATTTATCAACAGATGATTTAAACCATTTATTAAAAGTAAGTAATATAAAAAATGAGTAAAGTATTGCAAAACCTGGATTTAAAAAAGTTCCATTTAATAGTGCTGTTAATCCTAAAACTATTCCTATTCCAACATTTCCTAATAATAAAAATATTATATTGCTTACAATAGGATTATTTTTAACATTTTTATTATATTTTTTTGAAATATTTGAGAAAAAATAATGTAACAGTTTTCTAGTCATTAAAACAGTAATCAAAAAATAAAAACTAAACGATTTTATAATCATAGTTAAAGTAGAATTAGGATTTAAATTTTCATGAGCATAATCAGCAATATTATATGGAAATACTTTCTTTTTGCCTTTATCATCTTCAATAGTTATACATTTAACACCTTGTTTATCATATTCAGAATAGTTACTAACAAATATATTATTATCATTTTTTCCTCCAGACATTTTACTTCTTCCAGCCATTTTACTTCCTCCAGCCAAATTATTACCATCATCACAAAATTGATATGGATAAAATGATAATTTATTAGGGAACATATAATCTGCTAATGAAAACACATTTTCTTCTTTTCCGTCTCTTTGTGCTCCAATATTTTTACAATTACTTTTATAGTAAAAACAATCTATAGATTCACTATATTTTAACCAAAATTCATAACAACAAGCAATAATAGCAGTAATCATTAATGATACTATGGCAACTAATAATAATTGAAAAAAATTAACAATTTTATTTGGTCCAAAGCCAAACTTATTTACATATATTCTAACAGGTTCTGTATGACAAACAGAATAACTAATATCTTCTTCTGGAAATAAATAGTTCATGCCTAAATCATGGTCATTACTATCAAAATATTCTTCACATGTTTCTTTAGGTCCATCGTTTTTTATTATACAACAACCTTCATAATCACTATCTTTTATAGCATTGTCACAATCCATTACATCATTATATGAATGATCATTATAATTATATTCTTTTGTTAAACTATTGTAATTATCATTCTTTACAGGACAAAAACTTGCATCTAGTTTAGCTTTTACTATATCTGATTTAAAAATTGGTTGAACCATTATCTTAATATATATAATTATATTATTATGATATAATTATAATCATATTTAATTTAATTTAATCCAATTTAATTAAATTTTTATTCTAAATAAAAATAAACAAAATATTATATAAAAAATACCAATAAAATCTTAATATTAATTTAAGTAAATAATCCAAATAAAATAAAAATTAAAATAAATACTATTAAAACAATCGTTCCAGTATCATCTGTTTTAGTATTAATTAACCCCATAGTAAATGCCGATATAATAACAATAGCTAAGATAAAACTAAACACTTTCTTAATAATATTATATGTTATTGAATCAACATATTTTGCGGATTTTATTAATATCATAGTTGCTAAAATAAATCCCATAATAGTTGTTGTATTTCTATCAAGAGATAAAAATGATGAACCAATAATAGTCATACAAAATAAAACTGTAAGTAAATTATTATGTTCTCTTAATATATCAAAAAAATCTGTTATGTTACTTAAAGGAATATAAAATAAATTAAATAGTAAAGATAAAATCATATATATACACGCAAATGTTGATGAAAGAATGCCTGTTCCTAAAGTTAAAACAAGACCTATTATTATAAATACTACTATAAAAATATCAGTTATTAAATTACATAAATCTATTATATATATCCATATAGGATATAATAAATTATATATATTATCATATTTGTAATAAAGATAAAATAAAGCAGTAATTAGATTAATTAATAACAAATAACCATGTTCCATCTGATTAGGTATTACCTGGTAAAATAATAAAAAGAAAAATAAAATAGCAAGTATATTAATTAATAATAGTATAAGAATAGGATAATTTTTTAAAATTTCTTCAGAATAAAAGTTGCTATAAAATTTGGATATATCATAGATTTTATAATATGAGTCTTTTTCTAAAGATGAACTAAAAATTGTATCAAATTTAATTAATGAAATAAATGAATATATACTAGAAAATGCTGGATTGGCAAAAAAAACAATTATAGCAATTATAAATGTAAATAAATTAATAAGTAAATAATAATAATTATTTGTAATAATAGATAATAAACCACCACAAACATTAGTAAAAAATATTAGTAAAAATATTATATTGTTTAAAATAGGTTTTTTGCAAAAATTTTTATTATATTTTTCAGAAATTTCTGAAAATACTGAATGTAATACTTTTCTAGTAACTAAAACAGTTATCAAAAAATAAAAACTGATTGATTTTAACACTATGGCCAAAATGGAATTATTTTCAAAATTATTGTGAGCATAATCAGCAATATTATATGGAAACACTTTTTCACTTAAATTCTCATTTTCAATAGTAATACATTTTGCACCTCTATTGCTATATTCATCATAATTACTAAAAAAAGTATTATTATTATTTTTACCACCTTTCATTTTTTTACCTCCTGTTAAATTATCTTTGTTATCACATAATTCGTAAGGATAAAACGATAATTTATTAGGAAACATATAATCAGCTAATGAAAACATGTTGTTTCCTTTTTTGGATACACCAAAATTTTTACAATTACTTTGATAGTAAAATCTTTCTGTAAAATAACTATATTTTAACCAAAATTCATAACAACAAGTAATAATTACCATAATTATAAAAAAAACTATCGCAACTAATAGCAATTGAAAAAAATTAACAATTTGATTAGGACCAAAACCAAATGATACATCTCTCAATGGTTTAGAATGACAAACCGAATAATTAATATCTTCAAATTCGGGAAATGAATATTTCATACCTAAATCATGAGAATCACTTCCAAAATATGTTTCACATGTTATATTAGGATCTGTATCTTTTATTATACAACACCCATTATAATCTTCATAATCTTCATTATTATCAATATCATTACAACTTGGAACTTCATCATACGATACATCACTATAATTATATATTTTAGTTTTAGTATCAAATTTAGTATAGTCTTTTACAGGACAAAAATTATTATTATTATTATTGGAATCTGTATCAGTAAAAAAAATAGGTTCAACCATAAATCTTAATATATAATTATATTACTATGATATAATTATAATGAAATATTAATAAAAATATTAATAAAAATATTAATAAAAATATTTAAAACATATATTGCTTAATAAACTATATGAGTATTAATTTATTAAACAATAAATTTGTAAATTTAGAAAAATATTATGATTTTAAAGATGTTTTAATTTTACCAAAATCATCAAATCTAAATAGTAGATCAGAAGTGAATTTACTTACTAAATTAGAATTTAATAACGGTCAAACATGGGAAGGTATTCCAATTATAGCCGCCAATATGACAACAACAGGAACATTTGAAGTATATGATGTTCTTTCTAAATATAAAATAATTACTGCTTTACATAAATTTTATACTCTAAATGATTATTTATTATTTAAAAATGAAAGAATTAAAGCATTAAATCCTATAGATATAAATTATTTTATGGTTTCAACAGGTATAAGTGATTCAGATTTTAAAAATTTAAATGAAATATTACAGCATATTGAATGTAAATTTATATTAATTGATGTGGCAAATGGTTATATTAATAATTTAAAAGAATATGTAAAAAAAGTAAGACAGCTTTATCCTGATAAAATTATTGTAGCAGGCAATATTTCAACAAAAGAAGGCATAAGAGATTTAGCAGAATGTGGTGTAGATATAATTAAAGCAGGCATTGGCGGCGGCAGCGCGTGCACCACAAGAATTCAAACAGGAATTGGAATGCCTCAATTAAGTTGTGTAATGGAATGTAGTGAAGAAGCATATAGTAAATCAGCATATATTATTAGTGATGGTGGAATTACTTGTCCTGGAGATGTAGCAAAAGCATTTGGTGGAGGAGCTGATTTTGTTATGATTGGTGGTGAATTTTCGGGTCATGATGAAAATCCTGGTGATTTAATTAAATTAGAAAATGGTGAATGCTACAAATTTTTTTATGGAATGAGTTCATCATATGCTATGAAAAATAATTATGCTACAAACAATAATACACACTATAGATCATCTGAAGGTAGAGAAATCAGAGTTAAATATAAAGGTAAATTAGCAAATACTGTTCAAAATTATTTGGGTGGATTAAGAAGTACTTGTACATATACTAATTCTGCAAATTTAAGTGAATTATATGACAATACGAGATTCATTTTAGTAAATAATCAATATAATAATAATTTAGTAAATGGAAAATAAAGATTTATTAACTATAATTTATTAACTATAATTTATTAACTATAATTTATTAACTATAATTAATTAACTATAATTTATTAACTATAATTAATATAATTAAAATATAATATTATATTAATTATGAAAATATTTAATATGAAAATTAATAATAAATTTTGGAATACATTTTTTAAATTATTATTTTTAGCATTTATAATACTTTTATGTATATACATTCTTTATTTTTCTTCAATAAAAACTGTAGAAGGATTCGCACAAGAATGTAATAATTGTAGTATTAATCCTACAAGTGGAAATTGTATACCATTATATGATATGTCTTATACATTATCATTTCCCGACGATGGTAATGAATTTACAATAAGTTTTGAAAAGATAGATACAAATTATCTTTTTTGTCCTTATGAACCAAACTGTGATGGTAGTGTAGAAAATATAAAAGATAAAGATAGTAGAATAGATACATCTATAAATAGAATAGGCGAATCAATAGCAGATATTACTTGTTGTTCAGGTTCAACATTTTATGATAATCATTTAACAAATTATAAAACAGCATATGAAACTAATAATATTAATAAAACTATTATAGATAAATGTGTTAAGTTTAAAGAACAATTACAAGATTATTTTAAAGATGCTAATGATAATTATACTATTTTTACAGAATCTAATAGTTTTGAAATAACAGAAGATGAAATAAACAAATTAACAACAAATAATAGGGTTGTGTTAAATCAAATAATGAATAGAGCTGCTTATAAAAATATTGTATCATTTTGTACAAAATCAAATCCTAATCATGTGAATTATAATAATTTTATTGATAGTCAAGATTTTTCAGGAATGTTATTTAAGAAAAATGTAGAAGTAAGTGGTAATATATTAGAAGATCCTAGTTTGACAGTTCAAGAAATATTAGATTATCAAAACATATTGGAAATGAGTTTGAATAGAGTAGATGCGGAATATAATATAAATGGATACAAATACTCAAACAAAGAAACTAGATTGTCAGAACAAGTAAAGAATTTAAATGATGAATTAAAAAGATTAGATTTATCAAAAAGTTTTGATCAAAATAGAAAATCTGAAATACAACAAAACTTGGCAAATTTATTTGTTTCTGAAATAGAATATAAAACATATAATTATGAATTATACAATATTGATCCAAACAATATAGATGGTAATAGATTTATGGCCGTAACAGGAAATTACACTTTAAATGAAGATGAGTTTTTTGATTGTAGTGGAAATATACAAATTATGAATATGGATCCATCATTTAACGAAGAAATATTTAATCCAAATGATGATATTAATTATTTTGGAGCAGATATAAATGCTGAATATAAAACACAAAGTGATTTAACTCCAACTGATAATAGAAGTCCTAATTTATTAGAAGAAGATCTAAAATATTTAGAACAAGTAAAACCTGGTGGAACAGCACCAGTTGGTGTAATAAATCAATATTTATCTGCTATTAATGGATTTTATGAAAAGCAAATAAGAACTATGTTAGGTCCTCAAATTCATACTGTAAATAAACAACCAGTATTTGAAAATGATAATTTAAAAATAAAAGAATCTACATTTTTTGTATATGAAAATGATCCAAATAATACTTATGAATGTCAGGAAAGTGTAACAGGTAATGATAAATTTAAAAATTGTGGTCCACCAGCTTATTATACAGAATTCAAACCATAAATCACATAATTCAAAATATAAATCACAAATAATATATTTATTTATAATATTATATATATAAATATATAATATAATGAATACAAAAATTTATGGAAAAAATCCTATTACTTTAGAAAATATTAATATTTATGATTGGTTAGCAGAATCTAATGATAATATATTATTATTAATAAATAAAAATGATAGAGAATTACAAAGTAGTAAAATAAGTTCAAAAATAGCATCTAATCCTGATATAATTTATTGTTTAAGTCGTGCGTTTTTAGAAACCCCCGCTTTAAAAAACATATATTTAAAATGTATATTAGAAAATGATCAATTATTAAAAAATGAGACCTTAAAATCGAAAGATGAATATTTTCATTTGGGTTATTTTATTAATAAAGCTTTACTAATAAATTTGAAAGATTTAAAAGGTTCTATATTTAAAAAACATCGTATTTTTAAAGTAGAATTAGAAAGAAAGGATGAAGAATTTATATGTAAAGAAGCATTACAATTGGCAAATATAGACATGATGAAAGCAGCAAAATTTGTAGCTCCAAAAAATTTAGATAAAAAAGAAGTAGAGCGTTTAAAAACATTATTTAAAAAACGTTCAAAGAAAGATTTACTAAAGACAAAAAAAAATATACCAATAAAAAAAGATGTATATTTTGAAAATATATTAGCAAAAGCATTAACAAATTATTCTTTTCAATGGGATGCACCTATTAATTTATTTTTAAGACAAGGTCAATCATATTTTGAAACGTCGGTTTTTAAAACATATTATAAGCGTTATGGTAAAACTTTGGAAGAAGCAGAATTAGCAATAAAAAATAAAATAGAAGATTTAGATAGAGCATTCTTAGAAGCTGCTCCTCGTAATGAAAATGATAAAACAATTTATTATAGAGGTATGCAACTTCCATTTAGAAATATATTAAATAAAAATGATATAGAAATTGTTCCTAATTTTTTATCAATATCTAGTTCTTTTGCTATTGCAGTAAGATTTTCTGGAATTCCAAGAGGTTCAAAATGTTGTTTATATAAAATCACAATAGACAAAGGTATTCCATTAATAGATATGGTTAGTACTACAAAATATAAACATGAAAAAGAAATATTACTACCTAGAAATTTAGTATTTAAATTAAAAGAAGTTACATATATTAATTATCCTAGTGTTAATCCAAAATATAAAATTCCAATTTTAGAACTTCAAGCATCATTAAGAAATAAAGATCAATTTAAAATTACAAACGGATGTAAAAAATATGTAGTTGGAAAAATAGTGCCAACTATACCAAGCTATATTAGTTTAAATGAAGTAAAAAAGGAAAATAAAAAAGAAAAAGTAGAATTAGCAAAAGATGAGAGGAATATTCCATTAAATGTAGATAACGATGTTAAAGATGAAGTTCAAACACATGAAGTTCCATTAGTAGGAAAAAGATGTCCAAAAGGATATAAAATAAATAAAGAAACAAAAATGTGTGTATATTTTGATAAAATGTTAAATAAGACAAAAAAAGAAAAACAAAAACCTGGACCAAAACCAAAAAATAAAACAAAAAAAGAATTAAAAGACACCAAAGGAATGCCTAGATGTAAAAATGGAACACGCAGAAGCAAAATAACTGGAAATTGTGAACCAATATAAAAATTATTATAATGAATTTATATACATAAATATACATAAATATACATAAATATACATAAATATATAGAAATATTGAAAAAAATAATTATTATAATATTTATTTAGTATAATATTATAATAATGTTTATAACAGAATTATGTGGTCCAGCAATAGTATATATAGGTTTCACATTAATTCAAATAATTATAGATTTATATAAAAATTTATATGGAAATGCCTTTTTAAAATTTATAATTATGATTATATTAGCTTTAGTAATTAATATATTATGTAACATGGGATTAACGATATTGGCATGGTTTTTAGTATTTATACCAATAATAATGATGACAATAATTTCTAGTTTATTATTACGTATATTCGGTACAAATCCTGAACCAGATTTAATGAAAGAAAAAGTAACACATTCTATACCTGAACCAACTGTTGAAAGAATAGATAGAGACAAAATTAGGAAAAATTTATATGATGATATTTATGGTTATTATGATTTTTCTTACGATCAAGATAATAAATATGCTATGTCAAAAAATACTCTAAAATATCATATAGTAGATAATTTAGTAAATGATTATGGTAATAATTATTTTATAAATAGTTTAATGAATTCTAATTTAGGGAATTATTTTACAACTATGTCTAATAATATAACTAATTTATTTTCTGGTGGATTTTCTAAAAATAATTCTAGTTTTAATACTAATTCTAATAATAATTCATTTACAGTAAGTAGATCAGATAATAATAATAATAATAATAATAATTATTCATATGAAGATAGATATGATGACGCATATAATATGGATGCTTATTTCAAATATTATGATGCTAAACATGATGAAATTAAAGAAGAATTATTAGAAGATGATCCCAATGTTGAACAAACTACTATTGACAAAGAAATAGAAAGAAGATGGCAAAATTTATCTGAAGAAGAAAAAGATCTATATTTACCAGACCTTCCAGAAGACTATGATAAAGTATATGATCCTGGAGATTTATCACGTTATAGGTCACGAGTTATAGACTTAGAATATAATATCAATGAAAATACACAATCAATTATAGATAATACATGTCCACCAGGAAAAGAAAAAAATAGTATAGGTTTATGTGTATTACCTTGTCCCTCAGTAAAAGAAAATGGAGATTGGGTCGAAAAAGAAAGAAAAACGACAGATACTTTTGCAGAATGTGTAGATATTTAATTTCAAGTATAAAATATTTATTGTTTAATATTAAATATTAAATATTAAATATTAAATATTTAAATTATACATATGCATAAATTAAATGATATTTGGACTTTATGGTTTCATTTACCTTACGATGTAGATTGGTCAATTAATAGTTATAAAAAAATATGTGTATTTAATGACTTAGAAAAATGCATATCATTAATTGAAAATATTCATGATGAAATAGTTAAAAAGTGTATGTTATTTATTATGAAAAATAATATTAAACCAATATGGGAAGATGTAAATAATAACAAAGGCGGATGTTTTTCATATAAAATATCACATGATATAGTTATTGATGTATGGAAAAAACTTTCGTATTATTTGGTAGGGAATAATTTAACACAAAATAAAAGTTTATTAGAAACTATTAATGGTATTTCAATTAGTCCAAAAAAAAATTATTGTATAATTAAGATTTGGATATCAAATATAAATGATTTGGTAGAAAATGAAATTTATGATTTTATTAAAAAATATTTAAATATTAAATTAGATATTAATGATTTAACAAACAATTATGAAGACCCGTTTAATATTCATGAATTATGTAATATTAATAGTCATCAATGTATTTTTAAAAAACATGATTTGCTATATTAAATATTAATTATATTATATAATTTATTTTTTTACATAATATAATTTATTTTTTTACATAATATAATTTATTTTTTTACATAATATAATTTATTTTTTTACATAATATTAAAATCTAATCCAAAAACAAATATTTTTAATCTTTTAATAGACCTTCTTTTTCCATAGATTTAATTAAACGTGTTAAACCAATACCACAACCAGAGCGTTTAATGAAGTTTAATTCAAGATATTCATCTAATTCAGCACGAGTACGTTCTTCACCAAAAAGCTCAAATAATTTATTTTTATA